ATGGGATCGACACGTCGTTCACCAATACCTCGAACTTATGAAAGAATTGGGCGTAGGAATCTCAATGCATAAGTCCCTCGTATCCAACAATGGGACTTTTGAGTATGCAAAGAGATTCGTTGCAAAGGGAATTGACTGTACCCCGTTGCCTCTCCGTGAGGCAGCGGCGGCCAGTTCTTCTCTCGATGCACTACTCCTTTTACTTAATAAGTTTCGGCGTGATTGGAGACCAGCGGACGTTTTGGCTTTTCTTGGGAAGGGCTATAAGGTTAGAGGTTCGTTGTCAAAGGCTCTTAGACACCAGTCCAGAGTCGTTGCTCGAACCCTAGTCTTTTTAGCTCAACCTAAGATGAGTCAAATTTCGTTCTCCTCCTGGTACCAATGGTTCGGGATGGTTAAGATTAATTCTTCACGTATACTGCCTCTGGCCGATTTAGAAGCCAAGTTGAATTCTCTTCTTGACTACTATACCGACCATGCGTATAGTGAGCATGCCCGTTGGATGCGTCCGACCAACTACGGTATGTTGGAATTCATTCCGCCGCTCGAGCCAGCGGAGCCTGGATGGGCTTTAGAGATATCTGATAAAGAGATTTTATCGCAACAAATCATGTATTTATTACTTCCCATTATAGGGTCGAAAATATATGACGCGAAGCAATTTCGTCTCTCTCGTCCCGAGAACTTCGTTCTCCACGAGGAATCAGACTTCGACAAAGCTTTCCAGGCTTTCTCGGACTACATATCTCGTCTAGACAAGACGGAACGGTATATGCCCGACTTTTGCAAGATTAAACTTGAAGAGTCGAAGCGTAGACCGGCTTCTTGGTGGATGAAGATATGGGAGTTCGGGAGTGGCTGGGAGACTCACTAGCTTTTGTGAGAATGCCGACCCGACTCTATCCAAGGGTTCTTCTATCGGGAAATGTCCCCAGGAGGTTTTTGGAGGGTAGAGTCGTCTCATACCCTTAAGCAAGGTCTGAGAGGCGTATATAAACGCCAAACCCAGGCCTGCTTTTTCGGTCTACGCGCAATCCTCTGTCCGTGGGTGTTGGTGAGGTAATGGCTTACCAGTCTACTGATAAGTTTGCGCGCCCGGAGAATGTAGTTACCTGGGAGAGGTTCAATAAACGCGCAGCTAGGTATTATCGCTTAGGATAAGTCCACACCTGGCAGGTGTGGTCCATCTGCCTTGTACGGTGTCACCGAAAAGGAAGACGGGGAGTAATCTCCTGAATCCTAAGAATTTAACACGCAACTGAGCGCGCGGGACCGCAAATTCGCCG